CCGTATGCTGCCAATGCAGCGGATTCCGGAAATCGACAATGGACATGAAATCGCGGAAAATGCTTCCGCCTCAGTGCAAGAAGGGCGGATTCGATGTCCGGCCCAATGGGTGCTGCGATAAGTGGTCCAGTCGGACAGGGGAGAGATTGCTGTGAGCAAGACAGGCCGACCGGCAGGCTACAAGCCCGAGTTTGCAGAAGAAGCAAAGACGCAATGCGAAGAAGGCGCGACAGACCAAGAACTGGCCGACTTCTTCAAGGTTGGTGTCCGCACACTGTACAGGTGGAAGAACAACTACCCGGAGTTTCGGCAGGCCCTAAAGGTAAGCAAGGATCAGGCCGACGACAGGGTAGAGCGGAGCCTGTATGAGCGGGCAACAGGGTATGAGCGGGACGAGATTGATATCCGGGTCGTGAATGGCGAGATCGTCAAGACTCCGATCAGGAAGTTCTACCCGCCTGACACGACAGCCGCAATCTTCTGGCTCAAGAACCGCAAGCCTGCACAGTGGCGAGATAAGCAGGACATCGAACACACGGGCAAAGTGAGCATCTTCGCAAGCCCGCACGATGAGCGCCTTTAAGCTCACCCAGCGCCAGGAAGAGGCGCAGGCCTACTGCGCAGGCGACGCGACCAACGCGATGCTGTTCGGAGGGTCGCGCAGCGGTAAGACTTTTCTGCTTACGCGCAATGTTGTGTTCCGGGCCTTGAAAGCCCCGGAGAGTCGGCACGCGATCTTCCGCTTTCGCTACAACCACCTGAAGGCGTCTGTCGTGCTTGACACTTTCCCGAAGGTGATGCGCATTGCGTTCCCTGGCGTCGAATGGTCCCCGCACCATCAGGACGGATACGCCAGCCTGGAAAACGGCTCGCAGGTATGGTTCGCTGGCCTGGACGACAAAGACCGGACGGAGAAGATCCTAGGCATGGAGTTTTCCACGCTCTACTTCAACGAGTGCAGTCAGATCCCGGTCTCGTCTGTGAACACAGCAATGACGCGCCTTGCCCAGCTTGCGGAGCAGCGCATAGAGAACCGCAATCCGTCCCCGTTGAAGCTGCGCGCGTACTATGACTGCAACCCGCCGCCAAAGTCGCACTGGACCTATCGCCTGTTCGTGGAGAAGCGCGACCCGGAGACGCGAGAGCCGCTGCGCAATCCTGATGACTACGTGGCGTTCCAGATCAACCCGGCCGACAACGTAGAGAACCTTTCGCCTGAATACATCAAGACGCTGGAGAGCCTGCCGGCAAGGATGCGTAAGCGCTTCCTCGAAGGCCAGTTTGCAGAGGCGAACCCCAACGCGCTGTTCCCGGATGAGAACATAGACCGCTGGCGCGTGGAGGATGGCAAGGTGCCGGAATTCGTGCGCATCGTCGTCGGCGTTGACCCTTCAGGCGCAGACGATGACGACAACGCGGACAACGATGAGATTGGCATAGCCATTGCTGGCATCGGCACAGACGGCAACGCCTACGTTCTGGAAGACTGCACGGTCAAGGCTGGCCCTGCGACATGGGGGAGGGTGGCCACGAGCGCGTTTGATCGACACAAGGCCGATTGTGTGGTCGGGGAGACGAACTACGGTGGGGCGATGGTGCAGCAGACCATCCAAGTTGCTCGCCCACGGACTCCGTTCAAGAGGGTCACTGCAAGTCGTGGTAAGCATGTTCGAGCGGAGCCGTTCTCGGCCCTATACGAACAGGGCAAGGTCCGCCACGTTGGGCGCTTCGTCGAGCTTGAGAACGAACTTGCGGGTTTCTCGGCGAATGGCTACTTCGGCACGAAGTCGCCAAACCGGGCAGATGCGCTGATCTGGTGCTTGGCTGAGCTGTTCCCGGGCATGGTGGCGCCTAAAGCGTCTGCCGCCACGTTCACCCCGCAGCCCATGGCCAGCCCGTGGGCGCGGCGCTGACCTTGCCCGCATTGGGCGCAAGGCGGTAAACTCCGCGCACCGGACGATTGACCGTCCAGCCGAGGACCGGGCCGCCGGCAGCCCGTCACCCCTAGTGGGACGATGGCATGCCGCGTATCTCCAAAGCCGAAGAACTGTCGCAGATCCACCGCGATGCACTGCGCGAGTTCGACGAGATCCAATCCGCGCAGCGTTTTGAGCGTCAGCAGGCGCTGGAGGATCGGCGTTTCTGCTCTGAGCCTGGCCAGCAGTGGGCAGGGCCTCTCGGCGAGCAATTCGCCAACAAGCCGCGGTTCGAGTTCAACAAAGTACACCTGGCCGTTCTACGCATCGAGAATGAGTTCCGGGCGAACCGGACGACCGTCGATTTCCAGCCCCGTGACGGCGCAGAGGATGACGGACTCGCCGACGTGCTTGACGGCCTTTATCGCGCCGACGAGAAGCGCTGCACGGCCGACGAAGCCTATGACAACGCCTTCGACGATGCTGTAAAGGGCGGCATGGGCGCTTGGCGCCTGCGCGCTGAGTACGAAGACGACGAGGACGAGGACGACGACCGGCAGACCATCCGTATGGAGCCGATCTTTGACGCCGACACGACGGTGTTCTTCGACCTCGATGCAAAGCGCCAGGACAAGGCGGACGCGAAGCGCTGCTATGTGCTGACGCCGTACACCCATGCCGCCTTTGAGGCCGAATTCGGCGAGAGCCCGACGACCTGGCCGAAGGAGATCACGACCGAATACCAATTCGAGTGGGTGACGCATGACTACGTGTGGGTCTGCGAGCACTACCGAGCAGAAGAAGTCACCGAAGATGTGCGCTGGTACCGCGGCATGATCGAAGGCGAGCCAGACGTAAAGGTGACGCCTTCCGACCTCGAAGCCGACCCGGCGATGATCCAGGAACTGCTGGCGACAGGCTTCCAGCAGGTGCGCCAGAAGCGCGTGACGCGGCGCAAGATCCGAAAGCTTGTGCTGAGTGGCGCCCGTGTCGAGCGTGATGATGGTCATATCGCTGGTTCGTGCATTCCCGTCGTCCCGACCTACGGCAAGCGCTGGGTAACGGAGGGCGTCGAGCACTTCATGGGCCATGTGCGCCTGGCCAAAGACGCCCAGCGGCTGACGAACCTCCTGATGTCATGGCTTGCGGAGATCAGCGCCCGGCACGACGTGTCGAAGCCCATCCTGACGCCGCAGCAGATCGCCGCCCACGCACACATGTGGTCGCGCGACAACGTGGACAAGTACCCCTATCTGCTGATCGACCCGCTGATTGACCCGACTACAGGCCAGATGGTGGCCAATGCGCCCATCGGCTACACCAAGAGCCCGGAAATCCCGGCCCCGATGGCAGCCCTGACCCAGCTTGCAGGCCAGGCGCTGGAGGATTTGCTCGGTAATCAGCAGGCAGGCGAAGAGGTGAAGCCGAACATCAGCGGCAAGGTGCTGGAACTGGTCCAGACGCGGCTGGACATGCAGACGGCTATCTACATGGACAACTTCCGCAAGGCGATGAAGCGCTGCGGGGAAATCTGGCTGTCCATGAAGCGCGATATCACGGTAGAGCGTGAGCGCCGCGCCAAGACCTTGAGCACGGCCGGCGAGACTGGATCGACCGTCCTGAACCAGCCTGCCATTGACCCCAAGACGGGCGCTCGCTACATCAAGCACGACGTGACCCGCGCTCGCTATGAGGTGGATGTCGAAGTCGGCCCGTCGTCGTCCAGCCGCCGCGCTGCCACCGTCCGCAGCCTCATCGGCGTCCTGCAGATGGTCCAAGACCCGGAAACACAGCAGGTGCTGACGAGCAGCATTTTGATGAACCTCGAAGGCGAGGGCATGGGCGAGGTGCGCGACTACTACCGCCGTCGCCTGCTGCGCATGGGTGCCATCAAGCCGAACGAGCAAGAGGCCAAGGAACTTGCCGCAGAGCAGGCAAACCAGCAGCCCGACCCGCAATCTCTCTACCTGATGCGGGAGGCGGAGAAGGCCGAGGCCCTGGCGGTCAAGGCGCGCGCCGATACGGTCGAGACGCTGGCAAGCGCAGACCTCAAGGCCGCGCAGACCGTCAAGACGCAGGCCGAAACAGACGGCGCGCGAGTAGATCAGGCCGTCAACGTGGCCGATGCACTTCAGCGCGTGGCCCAGCCATTTGGCGGCAGCACTCCGCCAACCATTCAAGCGCCATGAACGAATGACGGCATCCTAGTTCATGGAATTTGCACGATGACTGGTTTTGCCCTACCATTTCAGGACCTGAACTTGCATCAGAGACCATGCCTGTAATCACCGAAGACCTGATCGAAGATCCGCCGGCCGAAGAGGTGGAGGCCGAGGTGTTTTCTGAGGAAGTCTCAGAAGAGGCTGACGCCGCGGATGGTGGCGAGGCGGTCGAAGGTGAGGTGGAGCAGGAGGATGGTGATGAACTCGTCGTCACCATCGAAGGCGAAGATACGCAGGAAGACGAGCCGACCGCAGGCGCCCCGGATTGGGTCAAGACGACCCGGGAGCGCAATCGGCAGCTTGCAGGCGAGAACAAGGCCCTGAAGCGCCGACTGCAAGAGTTTGAGGGCGGGCAGCAGCCGGAAGCGCCAATCGTCGTTGGCGACAAACCAACGATGGAGTCTGTGGACTTCGACGCCGACACGTTCGCCGAGGCCCTGGAGGCGTGGCACGGCCGCAAGCTCAAAGCCGATGAGCAGCAGGCCAAGCGAGAGGCGGCGCAGAAGGCAGATGCAGACGCATGGGCAAAGCGCCTGGAGAGCTACGCGCAGGCGAAGACCAAGCTCCGCGCGTCAGACTTCGATGAAGCTGAAGCCGCGGTGCAGGATGCGCTGTCGCAGACGCAGCAGGGCCTGCTGGTGGTAGCTGGGAAAGATGCCGCCGCATCCATCGTCTACGCGCTGCACAAGAATCCGCGCCGGCTCCGCAGCCTGGCCGCGATTACCGACCCCGTGGAGTTTGCCGCCGAAGTCGGCGAGCTGAGGAAAGCCGTGAAGGTTGAAACCCGCACCAAGACCGCCCCCGCCCCCGAGCGCCGCATCAGTGGCAGTGCGCCGGGCGCCGTGTCACGCGGCCTCGATGAAAAGAGGCTCAATGACCTCCGCGAGAAGGCATACGCCAGCGGAGACATGACCGAGTACCTGCGCGAGAAGGAGCGCTTCAACGCGCGCAAGCGGGCATAATGCCCGCAGCAGGTTGCCGCCGGCCTGCATAAACAACCAGGCGAGTCGAAGGCCAGCCATCCGGGCCTGATGAGCGGATGAGAGCAAACCACGCGCTCAACTCGGCGCGCTCTCAGTCCATTCGTCAGGAGCCACTCCATGTCCAACGCCCTCGCAAAAGACCTCGAACTCATGTTCGAGACCGCCGTCTCTGAGTATGACGCTGCCTGCGTCATCAGCCGTGAGGCAGAGACTTCGTACCCTGACCCGCAAGCCATGCAGCGCGCCGGGGACACCTTCTACAAGAAGCAGTCCTACAACGCTACGGTCACGACCGGCATGGACATCAGCCTCGCGACGCCGACCGACGTTATCGAGCGCTTCGTCCCGACGGTGTATCGCAGCCCGGACAACGTGCTGTACTACCTCGACGCCAAGGAAATGCGCGACCCGGACCACAAGGCGCGCATGGGTCGGGCCGCCGCGCTGAAGCTGGCAGCAACCATCGATGCCAACCTGTACTCGACCGTCGCGTCGCGTGCGGCCATCGTCGTGAAGTCCACCGCGGCCCTGTCATGGGACAACGTCGCCACCGCCGAGGCCCTGATGCTGTCGCGTGGCATCGGTGCTGGCGAGCGCCGCAAGGTGTTCATGAACCCGTTCGACTACCTGGCGGTTTCCTCGAACCTGGCAGGTCGCGCCTACTTGGGTGACATCAACAAGTCGGCGTATGAGCGCTCGCAGGTGCCGGATATCGCCGGCTTTGCGACGTTCCGCACCGACAACGTGGCGAACCTGACCACGGTGGGCACGGTGACGAGCATCACGGTTTCCGGTACGCAGTCGCATACCGTGACTGCGATGACCGGCGACCTGCCGACCGACAACCGCCTGATGTCGTTCACGACCGCGGGCGGCAACGCGGCCAACGTCAACGTCGGCGACTGCTTCACCATCCCGGGCGTCAACGCGGTTCACAACATCGACAAGTCCGACACCGGGCAGCTGATGACCTTCCGGGTGCTGGCCAAGGCGTCGGCCACCTCGTGGACCATCTCGCCTGCGATCATCGCTTCTGGCCCTTACCAGAACGTGACCGCTGCCGCTGCCGGCGGCGCCACGCTGGCGTTCCTGAACACCGCGACCAAGCCGGTCAATGCGTTCTGGGCGCAAGGCGCGGTGACGCTGGACTACGGCAACCTCGCCTTCCCGTCCGGCGAAGGCCCGCAGGTGATGCGCGCGACCACGAAGAACGGCGTCCCCATCGTCATGTCTTACAGCTTCAACCACCTGACCGCCAAGACCTCGGTCCGGTTCACGACGCTGTATGCGACGACGGTGATTGACCCCGAGAAGTGCGGGATCATCCTCGCCAATCAGGTGTGATGACCTGGCCGGCCCGCTGACCACGGGCCGGCCATTTCTTTGAGGCGCACCATGATTGAATTCCCCCAGATGCTGTATCGCTACCCGGGCCAAGCCTACGCGCTTGACATCGGGCGCCGAGCCTCCCTCGAACTCCGCGCGGAGGCGCTGGGCATCAAGGTTGACCGCCGCTGGGGTAACGCGAAGCTCGAAGCCAAGATCACGGAGGCCGAGCGTGGCGATCAAGAAGCGCAAGATCGTTGAAACGGCTTACGCCGAACTTGCTCTAGCCGGGCACGTTTTCGACCTCGACGGCGAGACATCTCGGCTCGCTCTGGACAAGCTCGACGGCATGATGGGGCAGTGGATAGCCGAAGGCGTGGATGTCGGCTATCAGTTCCCGGTCGATGCCCTCGACTCTGACGCAGACGACGACTCAGGGCTGAGTTTCGCCTCATTCCAAGCCGCGTACATGAGCCTTGCTGTCGTGCTGGCCGCGTCGCACGGTAAGCAACTGAGCACCGACACGCGCGCAGCAGCGTCTGCGGGCTACAACGCTTTGCGCAGGCAGGCGGCGATGCCCAAGGGTCCATATCTGCCGGCCAGCTTCCCCATGGGCGCCGGCAACCTACGCCGCGGGTACGTCTTCACCCCCGCGCCTGACACGTCCTACGTGACTATTGACCCGATCACCGGGCAACAGGTCACGGTCGAATAAGGGGCAGACATGCCGACGATCTCCGCAAACACCACACAGACGATCACGCTTGCAGCGAGCACGCTCATGCGCGGCATTGGCGCTGCCGTGCTGTCGTGGGGCACTCCGCTTCAGACCGTAACGCATACAGCGGGCGATGAGTGGCATTTTGGCCCGTTCACTGCCGCTCAGGCGGTCTCGATTCATGCGCAATCATT